TTATTCATCATTTCCATCTCCTCTAAAATAAAGTTAGTTGCTTCTGTTCCTCATATTCCAAATCCTGTTGCTTTATATATGTTTCAAGCTCTTCAGCTGTATCAAATGTCTTTTTCACGCCTTGCCAACCTGGTACGATATGCCCATGAAAGTAATAAGTGCCGTTTACTACATGAATATGTGCCACTCGTTCGTTATCCTGATACAGATATCTCTTAAATCCAAAGAATTGATTTAGGTATTCTTTGCGTGCGTTATCTGTCATGATCTACTTCTTAACTTTCACGAATATGTCGTTTTCCAACAGGTAGCACGCATAACGTCCTCTTGGATGTTTCTGAGGTACATTAAACAAATGTGGCTTCTTCTTACGTAGCTCAGCCTCTTTCTTTCGCTCTCTTTCCAATTCACGTTCGAGTCTCGCTTGTTTAATCTTTTCCATTTGTTTCATTTCTCTATATTCTTTTAGGTGCATGCCATAAGGCGCGTCTAAAGCTTCTGAAAACTCCCAACACCCTCTAACACGTTTAGAAACAATTCCAGCATTTATCCCACGCTTTGCCATTATTTCTTTTTCAAAATTGTTAAATTTATATGGTTTATTATTAATAATTACAACACTTCCCATTTATTCCACCTCTACATTTACGTTTCTAATTTTTAAATTGTCATACTCTAGTATTTCGTTAGGATTGTTATATAAGTAATCTGCCAGCGCATCTTTTTCGTTATCCACATCATCAAAATGCTGATATTCAACTTCTGTAGGTATTCTTATATCAATCGTTGCGTTTATATATGCTTGTTGTTGCATTAGATCACTTCCTCAACTCGCATGATTATTTTTGGTTCTAGTCCATAACGCTTTGAGCTAGTTATTTCTGTAATTTGGTTATCGTCTTTCCATACATGACCATTACATGCGTCTAATACTGTTTTAATTAAGTTATCGATATCCGGCTTAGTCACTTTATACTGTCCAACCATTTCACTTTTCTTTTTCTTCGACCATGATTTAAGCAATGGAAAGTAAAAGTCTAATTCGATTTTTAGTGCATGTTCTAGATTCAACTTAGGCATTTGTCCTTGTATATACGCTTTATGCTTTGTATAAGACGTAGGCATGTAAGTTTGAACAAATCTACCTGTATTACGAAAGCGTGGACGAGGCGAGCCCATAGGTGCCTCAAACGTTTCGTTAAATTTAATTTCTATTTCCATGTGCCACCTCTAAATATCAAATATCGTTGCTTGTAACCCTAGTTCTTGCTCATATAGAAGCCCGTGAGCGCCTTTGAATCGTTTTAGGTCACTATCAGTCATAATTTTCTTTCCGTCGCTGAAATGGGCTCCTGTGAGCGAATAAACTTCATTTACGTTATCTTTATACTTGATGACCTTAATATCTTCTGTGCCATCTTCTCGGTATAAGTAATATTTTTCTTTCGGCATTTTTAACACTCCTTAATATTCGACGATAGCGGGGCGTGTGTGACGTTCTGCAAGCTTTTGGATAAATAGGTCATATAACTTATTTTCATCGCCCTGTGCCTCGTCTATGAGTTTCTGAGCGTACATATCTGAACACTCAAGTTTAGTTTTTAAAAATTCTTTGGTAATCATATTTTTAACCCTCTAGTCCTGTAATCTTGTCCGTCCATCTTGATTAGTGTTGTATTGCTCATGATTCTGCTGAATATACGTTGTAAATCTTTGTTTTTTGTCATTTCTTTTTCATCTAAGTTAGTAGTAAAGATATTGTGTTTACCTATTCTACTTTCGATAAGCTCGAACATCTTACTAGTAGCGAATTCGTTCATGTTGATACCGTAATCATCGAATACCATCAAATCGACATCACTTATAATTTGAGCCAATTCCTGTTCGGTCATAGCAGTTTGGTTGTTATAAGTGTTTTTAATTGTTGATATCAATTGAGGCACGTTCATATATAGCACTGTGTAGCCTTTAGCTTTGACCGATTTAACAATGCTCATTGATAAGTGTGATTTACCTGTACCAAATGAGCCTTGTATTAGTAGCGATTGTTTATTGTCTAACGTGAAATTATTTGCATAACGTTCACATAAGTTTTTTGCATACTCTAGTTGGCTATTAGTTGGATTGTAATTATCAAATGTTGCTTTCGTTAGATCTTCGTTCATTATCGATTGTTTGAATATGCGTTCTGCTTTTCTACGTCTATTTCTCTTGTGATAGTTTTCAGTTGATTGTTTGGCGTACTCTATCATTTCGCAATCACAACCATGTTTGAATTCTGAACCGTCATCAAATTTGTAATAGTCGTACTTACGTCCACAGTTCTCACATTTCAAATCAAACGCTTGTTCAATGATTTGTTTCTTTAAAGTTGGTTTCTTTGCTAAGTTCTGGAATGACTCCACTTTCTCACTCCTTTAAAACGGTAAATTTTCTATACTGGATTGTGATGCACGTTGGAATGCATCTATATATTGATTAGATTCGTTATAAATTTTCGCTGTTTGATTTTTATAATTATCAAAGTTTCCACTAAATAACGTTTTAGGTCGCAAATACTCATCCATTTTCGGATTACCTTTCCATTGAGCAGTCATGTTATCAATTACTGTAAAGAAATCTTCTTTTGAATTATCTTCGTTAAATCTAGCTTGTATTAGTTTTTGATTAGCTTTAGATTTATGGCTAAATTTCTTCCCAGTCTTTTCGTTAAGATAATCAATAATCTCTTTATATGGGATACGTGTCGGGTTGCCCGACAATATATCTATTCTATTTATATTGTTATTACTTGTATTATTAATACTTGTATTATTCTCTTTAACATTTGTGATAATAGGGGTATTAACAGAATTGTTAATAGGGGTATTATCATTTGTGTTAATAGGTCTTATCATTTCTGTTAAGGGGTATAACTTTCTTTGTTTAATTTCATTACCGTTTCTAATGATTTCAACATATAAATATCCACATTCTTTTAAGTTAGCTATACGGCGTGATACGGTAACTTTTGTAACTTCATATAGTTTCGCAAAGTAACCATTACTTGCTGTGCAGTATCCGTACTTGTTACTTAAAGACGTTATTTCTGCAAAAAGTAACTTTTCGCTGTCAGTAAGTCGGTTATCGTATCTGACATTTGCTGTAATTATTGAGTAGTAACTTGGTTGGTCAGTCATGTTGATTCTCCTTTCTGGTATAATTTTGTTATCGCTACTGCGTTAGATTGGGGGTGAATAATTATGGATCCTATTTTAGGTAAAGGTATTGATAAAATTATTCAAGGTGCTGCAGATGGACCTATCAAAACATTAAATTCTACTTGGGATTTAATTTTTGGTGGATATCATAACTGGGTTGCTAAAATACAATATAAACGAGAATTAGACTTGACTGACTTTAAAGCTAATATTGAATCTAAGGTAAAAAAGATACCTGATAATAATCTACAAGAACCTGAACTTTCAATAATTGGACCCGCTATTGAAAGTTCTAAATTTTATATTAGCGAAAGAGTAATAAGAGATCTTTTCTCTAATTTAATTGCATCTGCAATGGACAATCGCAAAACAAATGACGTACATCACTCTTTTGTTGAGCTTATTAAACAAATGTCACCTAAAGATGCAATATTGTTTAAATTTCTATGCAATCAAAAAGTTATTCCGGCTGTAAGATACAAATATATACGAGACAATAGTAAGGCAGGCGACTTTTTGTCAGATAGTATTATTTCTAATTCACCAATCGATTTAAATTCAACAGAAATTTCATTAAATAATTTAGAAAGAATTGGTTTATTAAAAATTGACATAGGTCTAAATTCTTATACTAATGAAAATCTTTATGAAAGTTTTGATGATCCCAAAATAATCAATAATTATATTCAAAAATATGAAAAAGAAACTTACAAAAAAGTTCGTGATGTTTTTAATATGATTAATCATTTTGGTATAGAAAATATATCTTGTTACTATAATTTATCTATCAATGAAGTTTATACAATTGTAAAACCTGCCTGTATTGAGTATGACAAGGGGTACATTGAAATTACCTCTTTTGGCAAAGCATTTGCCAAATGTTGTTTTTAATATCTAGAAAATGGTTTTCCTACAGCTTTTTTATAATTTCTAACATTCCTAATCTCTTCCGCCAAGATGACGATTAGGAGTGCTATTTTTATTACTCTTAGTCTATTCATTCATTTTTCTCTCCTTTCAACATTTTGTTTAATCTTCCATCAACTTTTAGCCACGAGTCATGCAAGTGATATTTATCATCAAACGACTTAACGCCCATCGCATGTTGCTGGTTGTGATGTTCACGACATAACGCTAATACATGTTTGTCATAGTGATTCATCTTGTTTCTGTTCATGCCTCTACCGACTGCTTCATAATGCGCTAATTCAGCGTGAGGCTTTCCACAAATTACACAGTTGCGGTTGATTGTAGCCCAATACAATAGTGCTTTATCTTCACTTAACAACTTGCTTGTTTCTATGCTCATAGGTATTTGATGATGAAATATAAACGCTATAATCAGTTCTATTAACTCCCTTGCAACTTTCATAGAACAGTCGCGCAGACTGATTTCTTCATAACCTTTCATAATTTCCAATTCTGTTTGTAATAATTTTCTAATTGATTCCACCGGTTCTCCCCAGTGAAGTTCTATATCTCTACACATTGCGAATATTTTTTTGCGTTGTTCTATAGATAGTTTTTTATTATCCGGAACCTCTACTTCTGCTTTTAGTGGATATCCGTTTTCTAGTAAGTCAATGTGACTTTGTTCAAGTTCAACACCAGTAGCAACGACGGAATAAGTGCCGTCATTGTCTTTCTGGTATCTTGTAATGTATTGCATTTAAACCACACCTTAAAACGCTAAATCTTGGTCGTCATATCCAAATTGGCCACTGCTTTCAAATGGATTGCTTTGTTGAGACATTGATGTTTGTTGTTGTGCCCCGTTATTTTCTTCAGCTTTTTGCTTATCTGTCTTCGGAATAGGTTTGTTAACAACATCATCGCCCTTTTTGTAAGGTTTAATAAATGAAAAATCCGTAAAATACTTACCTTCATCTTCATTGAATTTCCATTTCAATACCAAGTGACAAAACTTACCAATAAGATCATTGGTATCAAAATCTAAGCTAGGAAGATTTAACTTAATACCTAATCGAGTAACTAATTCAATCAATTGTTTTTCTTGGAAATCATATTTATACGGCGGTACAAATTGATTATGTTTATATTGTTTGCCTTCATCATTTTCAAATACGATTGTGAAATATCTATTTTCTCTATCATTGAATTCAATATTTTTAACTTTCACTGTGAATTCTCCAGCTTGAAACCCTGCTGAGCCGTTATAAAACTTTTCTTGATTTGTTTCTTTAGTAAATTGCGCTTGTCCTGTGATTTTCATAATTAAATACCGTCCTTTTTAGTTTTTTTATTAGTTTCCATTTCTGATTGCTTGTACTACGTCGTTAATACTTGGATTAATGAAACGTTTGTTGTTAATTTTAATGTTGCTTGAGTGTCTTATCTTTGTCTCGAATAAGTTTGATGGTTCAGCGTTAAGAACATATTGATAAGCTTTTTCGCCGTCTTGCTCATGTTCTTCTATTGTCATTCTTGCTAACACATCAGATTGACTGATGACCGCTTTTTTTATTTGATCTTGTGCCTCTATCGTGATTGTTGGATTGATAGTGCTACCCTCATCATCTTTGTCTTTGTTAATTCCCTCGTGTCCACTTATAGCAAGATGGAATTGATAATGTTCTTGTAATTTAGAAATATAACGATAAATACTTACAATGCGTGAAGCACACTCGCCCCATTCATTAAATGTTGGTTTCTTTAATTTTCCGTCCATGATGTCGTCCATAGTGATATCACGTAGCTTTTGGATTGTTTCAATCACTACAACATCAATTTGTTTTCCGTTTTCTCTTAGTTGTTCAATAATTTTAGGCAACATTTTAACCACTGCACTAAAATGCTTATAATTCTTAATCTGCACAACTGCCCCATCTTCTGTTACCGTTGTTCCGTCCTCATTTATATCTAGTACTAAGGCATTGTTATCTTTTGTTAAAAACGTAGTTTTACCAGTACCGAACTTGCCGTATATCGCAAATTTATAAAACTTGTTTGCATTTTGTTTGCTGATGTCTTTTACATCTAGTTGCGTTAAAATATCGACATCTTGATTAGTTTGTTCAGTCATGTTCTACCTCCTCGTACTCAATTGTTTCTGTCACTGTTTTCTTGATTGCTTTGTGATAATCCATATTGATACTCGCTTCTTCCATACCGTTAAACTCCCTAGCTCTATTTCTATTTGTGGAGTAACTAATATCTGAATTGTTATCAGTTGGTTTGTTAGTTATATAAATTGGCATATCCCTATGACGAATGATATAAGTTACAGTCTGCTTCATAGCGACCTCCTACCATTTCATGACTAAGTTAATTAGTCTGTCATAATCATCTGCGTTTTCTTCAATCCATTCGTAAATAGATTGATTTAATATGTCTAATGCTGTGTATAGATCGTTCTCATTAGTTATGTTTATGCCGTCGATAAACTTATCTTCTAAATCTAAGATATTCACCAGAATGCTGTGGTCCTTCTTCTTAACTGCTAATTTAAAATCAAATCCGTCTACATTAATTACCTTCTGACATACATCGCCTATTTCGTAATACATCTTGACTTCCTCCGTTTTTCGTTTTATATTGAACGTGAATTAATTTTGCTAATCGTTTGTCTCTGTTACTTGTTGGCGCAAGTAGCAGTTTTTTTATCTTATTATCAGAGATGCTTCATAAATTGTGCCTTTTGGTTCGCCCGGCACTACTATTTGGCCGACCATTAAATATTGATGCACTCTTCTTCTGGATGATTTCTTAAGTTTTAAATTGTGTAATACTATGTCTCCAGTATGTCTATCTAAATATTCAACAAGATAATTTCTGTTCTGAGCCGACATGTAAATATGCGGGTTGTTGTACTTCTTTCTATATTCAGTGATCGTTTTAACTTCATCATCACTTAAAACAGCTTGTTCTGCCTTTCTTTCCCATTCCACACTAGGTTTAACGTATTCTTCAAACCAAGTCATTTAATCATCCACCCCATAAAAGTATTCTTTATAAAATATGAATGTCCCTATACTTGCGAATCCTGCAATTGACCACGCTGTAGTGAAGTATAGAAACGGCATGAGTACAATTGCTAAGACTGTGAAGCATAATACTGCTAATAGATAGCTTTTATATGTGTCACTCATTTTCTTTTTTCTCCTCTTTGGTTGTTTCATCGTTTATCAAACCTTGCATTTCCATTAATTTTTGAGGTATACCAGCTTTTAACTGGATTTCGTATAACATTTGTTGAATGTGTGGTGGCACTTCTACCATTCCTTTCGTGTATAATTTAGTTATCTCCTAGTGAAAGGAGGTGATAAGTATGGAATTTAATGATTTTCAAAATTTCTTTGGTGAACTTAGTAATCAAGCCGAAAAAGAATTCGGTGGTGACAGTGACTTTTTTAGAGATAGAATAAATAAGTTGAAAGAAGATGCTCCTGAAAACGTATCTTACGAAATTATTTATTCAATAGCTTTATACGAAAGCTTAAAAGCTCAACAAGATATGAAAATTTTGAATACAGTTAAATATCTTTTAAATCGTGACTAGCAATATCCAACAATGATTTGCTCTGAGCATTATTAATTTTTGGATAATCAAAATTTCTAAGTTTAAATCTTGTGTTTTTCTCAATCTTTACAACCTTCCACGTCACAACTGCCATTGTGATGAGGAGGGTTGTTTTGTATAGTGTGTTCATTGATAATTCCTCCTATTAAGTTGTTTGTTCAATTGTGTGTTATTCTTCTTCGTCTAAATCAAAGTGCTTTTCAATCTCTTGCGCTGCCCATTTCATAACCTCTTCTAAGCGTTGTTCTCTACTGACTTCTATAGTTTCGATTTTGCCTGCTTCTTCGATCTTGTGTGTATATGTTTCTGACGTATTACTAATCTCCATATTCAAAATGTAATGAATGTATGTGAGTAATTCTCTTTGTTCTTGTTTCATCTCTGATTCTCCTCAAATTTCAAATTGACTAACGTCAACACCATATTTAATTGCCATATTCTTAATCACTGAAATGTAAATCTCAATCAATCTAGGTTCATCAGTAATCACATCTAATTTTGACAACTTGTTAATCTGTGTCTTCGTCGCACCGTTCGCTAGCATTTTACCTTTGCGATTCTGCATACGGATTTTTAAATTACAACGTCCTTTTTCTTCTAATGCTTTGTAAGCTTCAGACTTAACTTTTTGGTGCATTGCTCCGCCACCTAAATGTTGCGCAATCGCAGACAACATTTTGTTTGTGTCGTTACGCCAGTTTTTCGTTTCGATACCGACAATGTGACGAATACCTGTGATTTCTTGTTGCATTTGTTGGTTAAACTGTTCTTGGTCTTTTTGCGCTTTGAACATCATCTCTAATGCTTGCATTGGTGTTTGTGGTACATTAAGTTGCGCTTGTTGTTTAATGTGTTCATCCATTTTATGGAATGCGTCAACATATGTTGCTGTGAACAAAATTCCTTTACTACCTATCATCTTGTTTGCTACTATGTCGCATCCTTTTTTGGTTAGTAGGTAGTGTTTGTATTGCTTACCTGTTCCTGCTTGGTATGAACTTTCTACGAAGAAATCATCAGCCCTCAAACTTGAGTTTTGTAAAATTACACCTAAATAGTTATCAATATCTCTTACTAAATTGTCGTGTCGCTTTCCTATCATTTCCGCAACTTCTCTACTGTCTACATAATGTGTTTCGTTCTGTTCTACTATTTGTAATGCTTGCATAATGTTTATGCTCCTTTCGTGTATAATGTTGTTATCAACCTAAGGAGGTGATAAATATGGGTAAGTTTTCTAAAGGTTCAAACTCTCTTTCGAAAAAGTTGGGTGATTTAGCTGATAAAGCTGAAAAACTCGATGAAACAAATTTTGAGTTCAACCAAGAGGACCTTTTTAACGATTCGTTCATGATTGAAAATACAAAATTCAAGTGTTTTAGTGATTTTATTGAATCTTCTCCTGTAGATGTCCAATCCCAAGAAGATTTTGATTCGTTAAAAAATAATGAGTCATTCAACAATTTCGTTAGAGAAAATACCAAATACGAAAACTGGTCTGATATGATCGAAAATGCAGGTTCAATCCTTATTGGCAAGATGATTTTTGAATAACTTTTATTTCAAAGTTATTTATCTTCTCCAAGTTTTCTTCAACCGCCTCGACAGCTTTTAAGGTTGATTCAATCAACTTTTTGAGTTCGTCGAGGTTTGTTGCTTCGATGTTTTTTATTTGCAATCCTTCCATTTGTTGTTCCTCCTTTTAAGATGTGACTTTTTCTTTTTCTCTCGAAAACAGATACTCAATTTCATACTCTGGAAAAAAAGTATTTTTAATAAGTAACGCTTCTCCAAATTTGAAATCAGAAATACCGTTAATCTTATCTGATACTGTTTGATATCGAACTTCTAATAAATCTGCGATATCCACCAGAGATACTTTATTCTGTTTTCTGACCTTTTCTAAATTGGTCAACATAGTACCTCCTCCAATTATACGAATTTTCGTATTTAAAATTTTAAAAATTAGCACTGCTGAAGTGCTTAAGTCCAATATATACGAATTTTCGTATCGTGTCAATACTAATTTTCGTATTTTTTTATTTGTTTTATCTTGATATACGATTTTTCGCATGTTATTATATAAGTATATTTTAGAAATGAGGTAACCAAAATGGATAAAGAAAAGCATTTAAAACATTTAATGGAAATGAAATCCGGTTCAGTAAAAGCTTTTTCAGAAGATATAGGGTTAGCTTATACAACAGTTCGTTCAATTTTGGAGCGAGGTGTATTTAATGCCAAAGTAGAAAATATTATAAAAATTTGTAAAGGTTTGAATATAAAGCCAGAAAATATTATGGATTTAAACGATACGATAATTAGCGAATCAATTACAACGCTAATCAAACTCACGCCTCCAAGACAAAAAAACGTACTTAACTACGCAAATGAGCAATTAGATGAACAGAATAAAGTCACTTCTATAGATGAATATAAAGAGTCTAAACTAGTATCGTATATTGCATGTGGTGCAACTGGTGCTGGCATAGGAGAAGAATTATATGATGACATATTGCATGAAGAAGTATTTTTTAAAGAAGACGAAACGCCATCAAATGCTGATTTTTGTATTTTAGTTAATGGTGATTCAATGGAACCTATGTTAAAACAAGGAACATACGCTTTTATTAAGAAAGAAGATTCTATTAAAGATGGTACAATTGCACTCGTTGTATTAGA